GTCTCGCGTGAGATAGGGGTGTTTTTTTTCGTAGGGTTCCTCTGATTATCAGAAAGTTACACACAATTTTCGGCAGGGTGCCGCAAAAGAACCTCGCGGAAAGAGCGGAATTTCACTGATATAAACCAAATTTGGAACGGAGAAAAGAAAAAATTAATTTTTTCAAAGAACCGATAAACATCAAAAAGGAACTTCGTGCGACAAAACTGCCAGTTCGTGCGACAAAACTGCCAGTTCGTGCGACGCATCTGCCATTTTGTGCGACGCAAAGGAAAAGTCACATGGTACGGGGGCAAAATGCGTAACTTTGTAGCGACAATAAAAGATAGGATTATGGCAGTACAGTTAGACAAACCTCGCAGACCGATAAACGTAGTGCTAAGGTCGTTTGCTCGGCAGGCCGTGCAGCAGCTGGAGAGTGACTTCAGGACGCAGCACATCTACCCCTACGAGATTTACCCTGGCTATAAGCAGGTGAATGAGCGTCGCAGAATGAAAGCGATGGCAGGCTCAGGCGACTGGTACGCCACCGGACAGGGTATCAACTCGTTTCAGTATGAGGTGATGTCGGCTGCTGAGGGCAACGAGACCATCCGCATCGAGTTTTTGGATCACTTGCGGTTTGTGGATATGGGTACTGCGGGCGGTAAGCCTATCGAGACCATCCAGCGCCAGCGCAAGGCGAAGCATAACAAGCGCTATGTGGCCGTCTGGGACTCTCGCGGTGGCGACCAGCACCGTCCATCAATCATGCGTGAGGCTCGGCACATCGAAGCACGTATGACCAACTATCTTCAGGACTTCTATGGCCGTGAGGTGCAAGCAGTGGTCTATAAGACTTTCGCAGGCATGAAGGCCATCGACCTAAACGTATAAGCGTATGCCAACAAAACAGCCATCCACATCGTATCAGCACATCAGAAACTACACCGAGAAGTTCCAGTGGCGCGATAAGACTACGGGCCTATTGACTACAGGTTACAATCCTCCGCTGGGGGCGAAGGAGTTACAGCGGGTGCCATTCCACATTGTGTATGTCACCAAGAGCGGACGTTTAGAGCGGGGTAACTGCGTATGCCTGAAGGTTGACCGGCGCAAGGGCATGCGCATGGTGCAATTCTTAGAGTCAAACCAATTCCGATGGGTGTATGATATCCTCGTAATAGAGATCGACGGCATGCGATTCTTTGCACACTAACGACGTTTATACAAAATCCAACCAGCCCAGAACAATGAGCGACGGGATGCGGAAGAAAATATCAGCATCAGGAGACCAATACCCGTACAAACGTAAAAAAGAAAGGTTAGGACTGCAAACACCCAAATAAGAATATCTTTCCAAAGGGGTACGGACTCAGTATCGGGTTGCTGTGGCACAGCAACAGACTTAACAGAGGGGAGAGAGGCCCATTGCGCCTCTCTTTCCTTCATTTTCTTTTCCCATGCCTTCTGTTCCTCTGCTTTGCGATGTTCCTCGCAAGCCTTCACAGCAGCTTCTAACTGCTCTGGAGTTACCTCCTGAACAGGTGGGGAAGAATAATTATTGCTTTTTGAACGCCGTGCCATCCAGACTGAATCGTGTCTTATCGCTGTTCAACCATTCAAACTTTCGATAGTTGGCCTTTGATGCGCCATTAGCAACGGCCTGACCGTCCCAGAAGAGGATGCCTAACAAGTGTTCATCGGCACGCTGAAGGTAGAAAGAACCAGATTGATCATCGTGCATGGGCTGACCATAGTAATCGTAATCATGCACCAGGCGAACCCTCGAAGGCGAAGAGAAATAGTAGGTGGCATCGTAGGTATCAAGTTCTGACTTCCACGTACCAATCAGCTGCTGCTCGGTGATGTAAGCAGAGGGCGTTTCCTGCTTATCATCATCCTTTGAACAGGACGTAAACAACATGGCAATAGCCATTACGGAGAATAAAAATAATCGTTTCATAGTTTTATGAATTTATGAATTAATGGATTAATCATCGGGTAGTTGTGTGACTTTGAATTTTGCGCCACAGTCAGGACAATGGAAAATAATGTTTCCATCATCAGAAATCACAGGGGCCTTTGAACCATCATTGAGACTATCGCCATGATTCGTACTGCTTTGCTTCATCAGTTCGAGATCGAAGAAGTCGGTAAAGGGGATGCCAGTAGCGATGGAGAGCTGATAGACACGATAGACGTTGGGCGTATAGTTGACCATATCGTGAATAGAGGTGACGGAGCACTCCAGCAGCTCTGCCAGACGCTCGTAACTGAAACCATAGGCACGGAGCACACGCTTTGCAATGTACCAAGCGGGTGTAAACTCCTTATCCTTTGTTGATAACTTTGTCTTTGCCATAATCGGGAATAAATAAATATTTGAATTTCGGGGACAAAGATAAGAAGAATTTGCGATATTTGCAAGAAAAAGCGAAAGAAATTTAGTAAAAGGCGAAAAATTTAACGAAAAAGGGGACGAAAAACCCCGCTCAGGAACGTTAGGGGTTCGAGAGCGGGGTTGGTGTCAATCCGCATATAGTTGTGAACAACAACTATGGGTTTCCGGAATCGGTGCCGGTATTGGGGTCGGTACCAGAGCCAGAGGGCTGCTGTGGGGTGGCAGGCTCGGCGGTGGGTACAGTGTATTGGTCGGTGTTGATGCAGTTGAGATTGCGGGGCTGGTTCTGCTCAATGGCGAGTGCCAGGACATTCCAACCGCTGTACTTCGTGGCGAGACTGAGCCAGTTGGCCTTATCCAACTGGAGGCCAGCGAGGGCCTGCATGGTGGCAGCGTCGTAGGTCTGACCCGTGATGGGACATTTGCCGGTATGCTTCAGTCGGGCGAGGTAGGCGAGAAGATCCTGCACGAACTCATCCATCGCCATCTGCACATTCATAAACTGTTCGTCATCCTGACGGGCGCTCTTGGCGAGGGAGGTCTGCTTGGAGCGCATCAGGAAGTAGATGGTATGCTCGTAGTTGACCACGAGATTGTTGGTACCCTCGGCATCAATAAGGATGCTATAGGCGATGCAGGGCGACTTGGCGGTGTTCTGGTTGCGCACAAACTCATTGTCCTCATTGATGGCACGAATGAGGTAGAAGGCTTTCTCCTTCTTACCGTCCTTTGACTTGCGGTTGTGACCGATGGCATCGTAGAGCTCGGCCCATCGTTCAAGAATTACACTCAGGTTTGCTTTCATATCTGATGCGGTTTGTGTTGCTGTGGCACAGCAACATGCTTAACAGTTATTCCATCATATCCATAGGAGGCATGGGTGGCTTCGGCTTGCGAGGACGGCGAGGCTTCTTTTCGGCCTCCTTGCCCTTTAGGATCTCTTCAAGTTCACCTGGTCGCATGTCGATGTGGCGCTCTACCTTGGAGCATACAATTTTCTGTACGACACGCGCCCATGTAGAGGAGTTGCACGATGACTCGTTTTCGAGGATCGAGACGAAAGTACAGAGTACGAAGATAGCTGCTATGTACTGACCAAGGTGTAGCCCTCCGAAATGGCCTAAGAGGTGGTTATCGACACCTTCTGCCAACAGGATGCAGAGCCAGACTATAGCAAGATCTGAAATCATCTTGAACATGTTGGCGCTTTTCAGTTTGCCATCGGCACCACCTTCAGGCACCGTGCGACGGATGCGACGGTTTAAGCGCCATGCCGTGAGGCAATCGACGATAACAGCAAACACACAAAGCAGGGCGTAGGGGAGCGTTGGTTCCATCCACGCCCAGACGATCCCCAATCCCATGGCAATCCATCGAGGGATGGAACTGAAGAAGTTCTGGAAGAAAGTAACGATACTGTTCATTGTTTCATTATTTCATTAAATCATTAATTCATAGAGGGTCGCTGTGGCACAGCGACATACTAAACCGCTAATGCCGCGAAGGGCGAGCCGTTGATGTCGAGACGGACACTAAACTCGATGTCGATGAGCGAGGCATTGGTGCGGTCGGGGCCTTTGACCGTATCTTCAGGTACGATGTGGCAGGGGATCCAGTGACCGGCAATCATTATCCAGGCGAACTTTGCCATCAGGAACTCGTGCATGAACCACGCAGCCCACGCTTCATCGAGCGGGCCGGAGGTGAGTTTCCACGTCTCATAGTCATTCTTTTTAGTGACCAGGCCACGCGAGAACTGACCAAAGGTTTCCTGAATGGAGCGGATGTATTGCTCCTGGGTGACGTTCATTTCAGTCTCACGCATGGAGCGCACACTGACGGATTCGAGACAGCCCAGACCATTGACAAAGCGGAACTGATAGCGGTCGGTCTGTCCGGCAGCCACGGCATAGACCTGACGACCATTGACGGTCTGGAGTCCGGCGGTGGTTATATTGACTACTTGTGAGGTTGGCCCGACAGTGACGTTGCCGCTGCTGACGGGTGAAGCGAATGATAGTGGGCAAACCATAGATTCACCCACCATCACCACTTCTGGTTGTGTAGAAGGCTTGCGAGAGAAGTGCTGGGCCATCTTACTGCTACCGGCGAGCATGCGCTCCAGGTCGGTGTAAGCGCCCATAATGCAATACTGAGTGGTAGAGAGCGTGACCACGCCCACATTGTCGTGAACCTCGCCATTCTGCATGTATTCGTCGCAGGCAGAGAGGGTGTAACCGATGCGGGGGTAGGAGTCAGGAGGCGTAACGGTGTACTCATACTTATCGGCCACGGCACGGAGGGCGCTGCTGATGTCGAAGTACAGGATTTCGCCACTCTCAGCGGGTGAAGCGAGCGTGAGCGCCTGACTTGCGAGGTCAACACCTTCGAGGAAGCACGTCACCGTGAGTTTTACACGGTGGAAAGCACACTCGCCACTGATAACAGCGGCCTGCACCTTGTAGGTGATGGGTGAGCCTACGAGCGGCGATGCGCCTTGTATGAGTAAACCTTGTGCCATTCTAATTGATAATTGAGAATTGATAATTGACAATTATGATTTCTGCTCATTTGGATTATCGGTGGTAACACCGGTCTTAGAGCGGTCGAGGGTGGTCATCGCCTCGCGCTGCACCTGCCAAACGAGGTGGCGATCCCACTGGTTGAAGCGGGAGAGCACTTCGAGGGGTTTTAGCATGATATTCAACTGCGGCGATTTGAGTATCTGGCGCAGCAGGAAACGTTCTCGGATGTCGGTACCACCATTGGAGCCTACCAGTGAGAGAGGCGACGAACCAAGCAGACGGGCATCGAGACCGAGGGCCATGAATACCACGCTGGAGAGCTCGGCAGTCTCTTTCTCGTTGGCTGCTACGGCATCCTTCGAGTTGGCTTCTATCTCCACAATCTCAAACGATTTGTGTTCCTTCTGGTCGTTGCCCGTGAAGGTGAAGGCCAACAGCGACTGTCCGGCATTGTTGCGATTGGCGAGCCACTGGTTGATCTGCGTATAGAGTTTGTCGCGGATTTCAGACTGTTTCTTGGCATCAGACTGTGCCTTGGCCTGGATAAACAACTGTTGCATGTAATCGTTATTCAGGTAGATCACGCGCCCGATGACATTGCTGTTACGCTTGCGCGAGAGGCGGTCGGAGAATATCGTGGTGATATACTCGTAGATATCGCCACCAAAGATGGAGTACCAGGCTGGAGTCGGGTAATAGGGACGGCCAGCGGTGGGATAGACAGAAGGCAATACGAAATGTGTCGGACGATTCTC